TTTAACGGAATGATGTCTTCCTCATCAAGTGCCGCAACTATTTTTCAAGGTGAGTTACCTCAAAACACTACTGCAGGACAAAATGGAGGTGCTCTTGTTCCTAGAATTGCAGGATTTTCAGACGACCAATATCCAAGCATAAGGAAACATAAAGTTGATGCTTTTGGTAATGGCTCTGCTACATCTAAACCTTTATGCACAGACGAAAGACAGATGATAGAAGATATGGTTACAAGTCCTAATGTGTGGGTGGAAAGAGGATATCACGCAAAAGTAATTTTTAAAGAAGACTTTAGTAGTTATACAAGTGTGAGTGATGTTTCAAATAATTGGGATTTTACATCAGGCAGTTTAGATTCAAGTGATAGTTTTGTTACGGGCGAAGGACACATAACAGGCGATAAAGCACTTCAGGTGGGTAATAATAGTGGTAATGACCAAGTCAGGATGCACACTAAAACTACTTTTAAATACGACCCTACCAAGCTATACGAGTTTGAGCTTAGAATAAAAGGAATGGAATATCAAAATGATAATGCACCCCTTTACTTTGGAATGAATGGATTAGCTGAAAATGGAACAACATATATAAATGCTTTGGGTGGAAGCACCGTATCAAGTCAACATTATTTTGGTGCATCAGCAGAACAACTTGATGGAAATGATAAGTATGTAGTTATTAGAGGTTATATAAGTGGTTATATTAGAGATGGTGGAACTTATGGAGGTGTAAGACCTCATCTTATGAATCATGCAAGGGCATATACAGGTGTAAAAAAGTTTGAGCCATTACTCATAATAAACTATGGTGGTGACACTTTTGATGGTATCGGAAAAACGGTAATAGATTACATAAAGGTTACGGAATATACTGCTGATGATAACACTCAAAACAGAATGTGGAGCACCTTAAATAAGAATTATTATGTTCCTGTTTTGATTAAAGATGGAGCACAGCAAATATTTAACAGCGAAGAACTTACAACTGTTACTGTAAACTATGTTGAAAGTAGAAAGAAAAGAACAATCATAACCTAATGGCAGAAATAAAAATACAATTAAGGCATTTTGCCGCAGGTGCATCTTCTAGTTCTCATATAGTAGGTGATTTAGATGTAACTTCTAGCGAGGATTTTCCATTGTCACTAACTATGCAAAACTTTGACATTAGAGATATTAACTCTAGGTCAGGTAGTTTTTCTAAAACATTTGATATACCTGCTACAAATAATAACAACAGAATTTTAAGAGAGTTACACGCACAAGGATTCAACACAAATCTTCATTCAGGAGTAATATCAAAAATAGACTCTGTTATATATGCTGATAATGTTCCAATTATAGCAGGTAAACTTCGTGTTACAAGTGTTACAAAATCAGACATTCCTGTAAGCTATAGTTGTGAGTTTGTTGGAGATAATATGGATTGGGCATCTTCAATAAAAAATTTAGAACTAAAAGACTTAAGATTTACAGCGATAAGTGGTGCTGACAATTCTCCTTATGTTTATGATAATTGCAGACAAATAAGACCTGAAAGCGTTAGTGACAACACAACAGCTAACAGTTTTATTCAAAATCAAATAGGAAACGACTTTCATCACTTCACAAGTGCTCACGACAGAATACTATGGCCATTACTATCGGTAGGAGAAGGATTAAGTAATAGAAACCAAGTTACATTAGGTGATTTTGTTCCTGCCTTTTACATAAAAAATATTTGGGATAAAATATTTGAAAATCAAGGATATACTGTGGAAAGCACATTTTGTGATAGTGCTTATTTCAAAAGTTTGATTATGCCTTTTGAATTTGAAAAAAGAGCAGAGCAGGTGAACAATAAGTTTGGTAAGATAACGCTTAACACTAGTTCAGACTTAGCAAGTGGTCAAGGCTCATTACCTAGCGACACAGAACAACCTCATCATTTGGATGCTTATTTTAAACAAGGTGCAAACAACCAAAGTCCTATTTTTTTGATAGGTAGAAGTCAAGGTCATATAAACACAGGTGATAGCACAGCAGCAGCAGGTAAATATGATTACGATACAACAGGAAATTGGTCAGGTGCTTACGGTAGGTTTTTATTTGGTGGTGGGGAGATTATTGATGATTATGATGGTGTTTTATCCACCACATCAGGAAATGTTCAGATGGGCACAAGTCAAAACCAAACAGCAAGTAGTAATAGACTTGTTAACTCTTATGCAGGAACTATGCTGTGTATAAATGAGCCTGGCGACCACGAATTAGACTTTTCAATAAAAGCTCAATTTGCTAGAAATGCTGAAGTAGTTCCAAATCCAAATAGCAATAATTTAGCATATACTGCAAGGCTTGAAATTTGGGAGGTAGCTGATGATTTTGGTTCAGGTATTTATGAAACTGCAGCTAACATAATTGGTAATTCTGCAACATCAAACCCACAATATACAAGGCTGTGGAATAAGTCATATACTGTTTATATGGACTCTCCTGCTGAATCAACTAAAACTTGGTCGCCATCTACCCCTATTCAAGTTTCAGGTGTTGGTAAAAAATTTATTGCTTGTTTAGAAATGAGGACTAACTTATCTGACACAGGTAATAGTGTTAATTTTGGTTTTTTATCTCCAAGTTATTTTCAAATTAGTGGTAAGGCTGATATGAGTATTGGAGAGGATATAACAGACCCACACTTTTTTCTTCCTGATGGAAAGCAATCAGATTTTGTTATGGGTATAGCACAGATGTATAACCTTCAGTTTCATACTGACCCTATAGCAAAAAAAGTATTTGTTGAGCCATACGATTTCTTTTATGAATCGCAAAAAAACGCATACGATTGGTCAGACAAGATTGACTTATCTAAAAACACAAAAGAAACATTTCCACACGAGCTAAAATCAGAGATTAGGGTAAAATATAAAGACGCTAGTAGTGATGCTTTTTTAGAAAGATTTAATGCTAGAAACCTAATAGATTGGGGTGAATACAAAGAAATAAATACATCAGGAGTTTTTCAAGATGGCATTTATACTGTTGAAAATAAATTTTTTAGTCCCACCTTTAATTGGTATGAGCCTGAATATATTGATTCAGATGTAGGTCACGATAAAAATGATGCACCATTGATACCTATATACCATAGGGATTACTCATTTCTTATGGCGGCAAGGTTTGCTGATAGAGCAGATAAAAACTTTCAGATAGGAGCAAGAATACTTTTAGCAGCACCATTATATACAGATGGTCAAAAAACAAGATATGAAAGTGCTATAACAGGTGAGCACACTCAATATAGCTATAACAGTAACGATGAACTAGCTCCTTCAAACGCAGAAGCAGATTATTTTACAAGAGCTAATTTCATAACATTTGACAATATAGGCGACCCTGATGGAGCAAGTAACAGGTTTAGGTTAGAGTATAGTATGGGTGCTTATGATGACCCAAAAGCATTTAATGTGCCATTAAACACTCACATAATGGTTGACCCCAATCTGTCTTTTAATGATGTTGTATATTTTCACGAAGAAGGAGATGATTTTGCAGATGGATTTACTGCAGCAACAAATGCATCTACAACTCATAGGTTAAGAGG